CTCTTATTTTAAGAAACGAAACAACTAATATTTCAGTTACATTAAATCCTACATTTGTAGTTGATGGATATTATTTAAAATGTGATTTAGCTTTAGATTTAAAAGAAAATACTTTTTATAATTTAACAATATTAAGTACTGCTTTACCTTTTACTGCTGACAACGGAATTAAAACAGCTGATAATAATATATTAACTGCAGATATGACACAATTTAGTAGTGAAAATTCTTTAATTTATAGAGACAAAATCTTTTGTACAAATCAAAACAAGAATAACTATACTGTTAATGAAAATCAATACGTAGCGAACGTTACAACAAACGAATTTAAAATATATGAGTAATATATCCATTGTAAATTTAAGTGCTTATACAAGCCCTATAATACAAGAAAACAAGAAGAATAACTATATTGAGTATGGTGCTGATAATAATTACTTTCAATATTTAATTGATAGATATTTATACAGTGCTACAAATGGTGCTATTATTACAGGGGTTGCTAATATGATTTATGGAAAAGGATTAGATGCTTTAGATTCTAACAGAAAGCCAAATGAATATGCACAAATGAAATCTATTGTAAAAGATTCTGATTTAAAGAAAATAGCTTTAGAAAGAAAACTTTTAGGAATGGCTGCGATGCAGGTTGTAATGGAAAAAAAGAAAGTAAAGCAAATACTTCATTTTCCGATGCATACATTACGTGCTGAAAAATGTAATGATAAAGGACAAATAGAAAATTGGTATTATCACCCTGATTGGACTAAAAAGAAACCAAGTGAAGAATTAAAACGCATTCCTGCTTTTGGTTTTGGTAATGGTAATGAAGTTGAACTTTATATTTTACACCCTTATGTTAGTGGATTTGATTATTATAGTCCAATAGATTATTCGGGTTCTTTACCTTATGCTTTGCTTGAAGAAAACATAGCAGATTATCAAATTAATGATTGTCAGAATGGTTTTAGTGGTACTAAAGTTATCAATTTCAATAATGGTATTCCAAGTGAGGAAATGCGCGATAAAATGAAACGTGATGTACTTGGTAAACTAACAGGAGCAAGAGGAGAAAAAGTTATTATTGCTTTTAATGCTAATGCTGAAAGTAAAACTACAGTTGAAGATTTACCTTTAAATGATGCACCTGCACACTATGAATATTTAAGTAAAGAATGTTTTGATAAATTAATTGTAGGACATAGAGTTACAAGTCCAATGTTATTAGGAATTAGAACAGGTGATGGTGGATTAGGTAACAATGCAGATGAAATAAAGACTGCTACGCTATTATTTGACAACATAGTTATAAAACCATATCAATTAGAAATAATTGATGCTTTAGATGAAATATTAGCAGTTAATAGTATATCATTAAAATTATATTTTAAAACAATACAACCTTTAGAATTTGTTGATACTACAGGTATGAACGCTGAAACTACTGAAGAAGAAACTGGAGTTAAAATGTGTTCACATAATTTAGCTACAGACTCTATTGCTGATTTATTAATTGAAAAAGGAGAAACATTAAGTGACGAATGGTTTTTAATTGACGAAACAGAAGTAGATTATGATTCTGAAGAAGAATTAGATGCTGAAATTAATACTTTAAATAATAAAAAGAAAAGCACATTATCTAAAATGTGGAAATTTATAACTTCTACAGGAACAGCAAAACCAAATGTTAAAAGTCCTGAACAAGACAAAGTTATTGATGGAGTTCAATTTATTACAAGATATAAATATAGTGGTGATTTAAGCGGTGAAAGAGAATTTTGCAGTAAAATGTTACGAGCTGAAAAAGTATATCGTAAAGAAGATATTGTAAATATGGAAACGCAAGTTGTTAATGCTGGATTTGGACCTAAAGGTTCTGATTCATATTCTATATGGTTATACAAAGGCGGAGCAAGATGCAATCATAAATGGTTAAGAAGGACTTATGCTAATTTTGATGGTGTTAAAATTGACCCTACAAATCCAAATGCAAAAGCTATTAGTTCTGCAACTGCTGAAAAATATGGTTATAGAATTAGAAATGACAAAGAAGTAGCAATGAAACCAAGTGATATGCCTACAAAAGGATACACACAAGAGTATTGGGATAAAATGGGATATACAAATTAATAAGATATGGCACAAGGATTATTTATTTCAACAAATGATATAGTTAAATTTACTGTTTTAAATGGTAATTTAGACCCTGATATTTATACTCAGTATATTTTTCAAGCACAGCAATTACATATTCAAAACTATTTAGGTACAAAGCTATATAACAAAATTAACGATGGTATTGTAGCGGGTAATTTAGCAAGCCCATATACAACACTTTTAAGCGTATATATTAAACCAATGGTAATACATTGGGCTATGGTAGAGTTTTTACCTTACGCAGCTTATAAAGTATCAAATAAAGGAGTATTTAAACATAATTCTGAAAACAGTACTACAGTTGAAAAGAATGAAATAGACTTTTTAATTGAAAAAGAACGTGATGTTGCACAATCTTATACAAATAGATTTATAGATTATATGAGTTTTAATCAAGTTTTATTTCCTGAATATAATGCAAATTCAAATGCTGATGTATATCCAGATAAAGACTCAAATTTTGTCGGATGGGTACTATAAAAGAAACATATAAACCGAAAGAAGTAAACGTAAAGAAATTACAAATATTTTTAAATAAATTAGATAAAAGAAATGATACAAGTAATTAATATAGGAACAACTGCAAATGATGGTACTGGTGACACAGTAAGAAATGCTTTTGATAAAGTAAATGATAACTTTGCAGAAGTATATAATTTAACTTCTAATGGTTTATATGCACAAACTGCTTTGAGTACGCCAATAGTTTACGCAAGTGGCGAAGCATCAATAATAGGAAATGGAGTAGGTTCTTTAGTTGTACCTGCAAATACCTTTAAAGTTGGTGATTCTTTTGTAGTTAAAATGTGCGGAACTTTAACGTGTGTTAATAATGAGATTCTACATATACATATTAAATCAAACGGTGTAACTATTATAGATGCTTTGCAATATACATTAGCTGCTACGACTGCTAAATATTGGGATTTAATATTAGATTTCACTATTACTAAAATAGGTGGTGCAACTGTTGCTGAATTATTTGCAAATGGTATATTTACTTATAATAAAAACGCTTCAAATGCTATTGAAGGAACACATTTTGGGCAAGTTAGTAATACAGTATTTAATACAACTGTTAATAATACATTAACAATTACAGCACAATGGATTACTAATAATGCTGCGAATACAATACGTTCACAAAATTTTACATTAACTAAAGTTTATTAATTATGGCAAATAATATAGGTTGGGGACAAGGTGCTGTAAATAACGTTATTGGTTGGGGTCAAGGTGCTATTAATAATCTAATTGGTTGGGGTTCTGTTTATTTAAACAGCTATTACAACGAAACAGATATAGTAGGTTCGCCTGTTCCAACTATAATAATTAATTTTAAAACAAGAGTTTTAGCAGATAGCGGATTGTTTGAAGCGGAAACTTGTTTAAATACAACATTAACTAATTTAAGTAAAATATGAGTTTATTAGATAAAGCAAGTTTGGTAGTAACGCCAAACGCATATAAAGCAAGTAAATTGTATTCAGTTATTCCATCAAGTGGTGCAGGTGATATGGACGTAGTTCGTGCTACAACAGCCACAAGAGTTAATAGTGCTGGTTTAATTGAAAGCGTAGCTGTAAATGTACCTCGTATTGATTACACAAACGGAAGTTGTCCGAGTTTATTGGTAGAACCACAAAGAACGAATTTAGTATTTCCAAGTGCTACTTTAACAACTCAAACAAGAACAGTAACAGCAGCACCAAACACACTATCTTTTTACGGAACAGGAACAATAGTTCTTTCAGGTGTTCATATTGCAACATTAACAGGAACAGGTGCAAATAATAGAGTTTCTTTAACTTTTACTCCAACTGCAGGGAGTTTAATTTTAACAGTTACAGGTACAGTTACAAATGCTCAATTAGAACTCGGTTCATACGCCACCTCATATATTCCAACAGTAGCTTCAACAGTAACACGTAACGCTGATGTTATTTCTAAAACAGGAATAAGTAGTTTAATAGGGCAAACAGAGGGGACTGTATTTATTGAATATTACAATCAATTAATATCATCTACGATATTATTTTTAAATAAAAATTCAACTAATTCAATAGCAATCGGAACAACTCCAACGAGTATTCAAAGTTTTGTCATTTGTAATGGCGTACAATTTCAATTATTAGTTGCTGGATATACAGTTAAAAATCAAAAATTAAAAATAGCTATTAGTTACAATTCATTGGGTTACAAATTATTTATAAACGGAATTTTAAAAGGAACTAATGTAAATTCAATTATTTTTACAGCTCCGCTTACAAGTGTAAATTTTAACGACGACATTGTTATTAATCTAAACCAAACAATTTATAATAATGGCGTTCAACTTTATAAAACAGCTTTAACTGATACTGAATGTATCGCATTAACAACACTATAATGGAAATATACAAGTTAAATTACACAGACAAAGAAACTGCAATAGCTGATTTATTAGCTAAAGGAGTTTACATAGAAACAACATTTGATGGTATTACTTCATTGAGTTACGGGCAAGGCATTCAAGCAGTTGTTGAAATTGGTAAAATTGTTTTGACAAATGGAACATACGATGCTGATTTTAAAGTAATAACAGAAGCTGTTTACGCTGATGGATATGCTTTTGATGTAATGAGTGATACTGAAATAGTTTTTGAAAGTGAAATATTCCCTAATAATCCAGTACACGGTTTTGCTGGATGTGAAATAATAAAAGATGAGCAAGGAAC